AGAGGATGGCACAGGGCATTTTCCTTTGACGAGCACCCTGCCACCATTATCAAGCTTCCGCAGAAGAGCATCATTTTCAGCTTTCGCATCAGCTAACTCCTTCGTGTATTTTGCATCGAGCGCAGCAACATCACGCTGACGCATCTGCATGTCAGTAATTGCCGCGTTCGCCAGCTTCAGTTCTCTGACATTTTTGTCGCGCTGGGCTTTGTAGGTAATGGCGTTATCACGGTAATGATTAACAGCCCATGACAGGCAGACGATGATGCAGATAACCAGAGCGGAGATAATCGCGGTTACTCTGTTCATTGCTGACCCCACAAACAGATTTCACGCTCAATCTCACGACGAGTCATGAGACCTTTCCATTGCTTACCGCCAGCATATGTCCAGCGACGTAGCTGATCACATGCGTCTTTGATATCGCCCTTGTTTATTTTGCGAAGAAGCGTCGATGTTCTGAAATTGCCAGCACCCACGTTGTAAACGAATGAGTAAAGAGCGCCGCGCATTGTTTCCGGTATATCGACTTTGATGTACGGGTTAATTTGTCTGGCGACCGTGGCAAGGTCTTTATTCAGGAGGGCTTTGCATTCTGCTTTGGTATACGTTTTACCGAGCATGATGTCTTTTCCTGTATGCCCGTGACATACAGTCCATACACCAACAATATCTTTGTATGGTATGTAGCTGACACCTTCCAGACCATCGTTACCACTTGGGCCAGTAATTAACACTGATGCTATAGCAATTGCTCCGCCACCAATAGCAGCAGCAACGGCTTTTCGTAATGATGGAGGCATTATTCACCTCTCGCAGCCTTGCGCTTATCTTCTTTAATCTTGAAATAAAGGTTTGTCAGGTACGTCAGCAGGCCAAATACCAGGCTACCCAGCACACCTATTGCTGCCCACTGTGAGGGCGTGACTTTATCGAGCAGCTGTAAAAACCAGTAACCGGCACTACCTGCTGAGGTGCCATAGGCGACACCCGTTGTTAACTTATCCATGGATTTCATAACCCCACCTCGCAGACAAAGCGGGTGTAAATTGAGGGAATACAACGTATCGCAAAAAAGCAGAAACGTAACAGACTCGGAGTCAGTGAATAACTCAGGTATTGGGTTATCAGCTAATATCGAGACTCAAAAAATGGAAAAATCCGCTCGACGGCGGGTTTAAGCTGTGTGACGAAGTAACCACTCTTAACAGCATAACCAATTTTTTACGTACGTAAACCACTAAATGATATTTGCGAGAATGCTACCGAGTATTGAAAACACCACTACAAATACATAAGCAAATCTCAACAAATAACCAACAAATAATTTCCAGCGTTATTTTTAGCTGGTTTAAATTGAATCTTCAAATTATAGAGCACTTATAAATAACAGCCATTAATATAAATTGGCTAATAGATTTATTTTTATTCAGCCAAGAGCCATGAATAGGATTCGATAGAAAAAGTTCAGATAAAAATAGAGATCTACTTCACAAATCAAATGAGAAACCAAAACTTACATCTTGAAATAATCACATTGATTAGATGAATATTTATCGCGCAGTGACATCATTTTTTAATAATAGTTCAAAAAAAGGGCTCACGATGAAAAAATTAACAGTGGCAATTTCTGCTGTAGCTGCATCAGTACTGATGGCGATGTCTGCTCAGGCAGCTGAAATTTATAATAAAGACAGTAACAAGCTGGATCTGTACGGGAAAGTTAATGCTAAGCACTACTTCTCCTCTAATGATGCAGATGATGGTGATACTACTTATGCCCGTCTTGGCTTCAAAGGTGAAACCCAAATCAACGATCAACTGACTGGTTTCGGTCAGTGGGAATATGAATTCAAAGGCAACCGCGCTGAATCTCAAGGTTCCTCCAAAGATAAAACCCGTCTTGCCTTCGCTGGCCTGAAATTCGGTGACTACGGCTCCATCGATTATGGCCGTAACTACGGTGTAGCATACGATATTGGTGCATGGACCGACGTTCTGCCAGAATTCGGTGGCGATACCTGGACCCAAACAGATGTATTCATGACTGGTCGCACCACAGGTGTTGCAACTTATCGTAACAATGACTTCTTTGGTCTGGTTGATGGTCTGAACTTTGCTGCTCAGTATCAGGGTAAAAATGACCGCACTGACGTAACTGAAGCTAATGGTGATGGTTTCGGTTTCTCCACTACTTATGAGTATGAAGGATTCGGTGTAGGTGCAACCTATGCTAAATCTGACCGCACTAATAATCAGGTTATCTACGGTAACAACAGCCTGAATGCATCTGGTCAAAATGCTGAAGTATGGGCAGCTGGTCTGAAATATGATGCGAACAACATCTATCTGGCTACCACCTATTCTGAAACCCAGAACATGACTGTTTTTGGTAATAACCATATTGCCAACAAAGCACAAAACTTCGAAGTAGTTGCACAATATCAGTTCGACTTCGGTCTGCGTCCGTCCGTTGCTTACCTGCAATCTAAAGGAAAAGACTTGGGTGCGTGGGGTGATCAGGACTTGGTTGAATATATTGATGTAGGTGCAACCTATTACTTCAACAAAAATATGTCCACTTTTGTTGATTACAAAATCAACCTGATTGATAAGAGCGATTTCACGAAAGCATCTGGCGTTGCTACCGATGATATCGTTGCTGTAGGTATGGTTTACCAGTTCTAATTTGATTACTAAAAGATATGTTGCGGGAGGCTTTGCCTCCCCAACATATAAGTGGCTCCCTCAAGCCACTTCCTTTAGGAGCACAACCTTGCTTCTAACTATATAAACCTTCTGTTATATATTACCCTTTATTTTTGGGGGCGTCTCAACGCCCCATTTTTAATAACTTTTAGTAAATAATTGGCGTATTAATTAGAGTTATTAACAACGATATCCATCTCTAACCGGATATCTAATGCCATTAACATCCCTTCAATTATGCCCTCAGCCTTCTGTAACCTTTTCCCGATATAACCATCAGAGCAGCAATGCTTACCTGCCAGTGACATGAATGTCATACCGACTACATAATAATCTACTAATAAATCGTGCAAATCGCTGTTGTTCTTTTTCAGACGGGCCATGCACCCGCAAATGATCATCGCGTCATCGTCACAACATTGCGGGCGAGATTTTACTTTTGAAGTAATTAATCCCTTAAAACCGGCGGCAATGGACGACCAGGTCACATCTTCATGATTATTAGCCGCCCACGCTCCCCAACGCTCAAG